GATCAAGTCCGACTGGTTCCAGAAGCTCTGGCCGATTGAGCTGCTGGCCGATCTGGACGGCAAGCGCGAGTTCGGGAATACCCGCAAAGGCGTGCGCCAGGCCAGAGCCTTCACCAGCATGACCGGCGTGCGTGGCGATCGCGTCATCCTGGACGACCCGATCAGCGCCGACAACGCCAACAGCGCGGCCAAGCTGGAGGCCGCACGCATTGCCTTCACCGAGACCCTGCCGACCCGCGTCAACTCCGACAAGTCGGCCATTGTTGTGATCATGCAACGCCTGAACGAGAAGGACATTTCCGGCGTCATCAAGGAGATGGGCCTGCCTTACACGCACCTGTGCATCCCGATGCGCTTCGAGCCTGAGTTCCGGTGCACCACCAGCATTGGCTGGACTGACCCGCGCACCGTGGAGGGCGAGCTGATGTTCCCCGAGCGCTTTGGTGAGACGCAGGTGGCCGAACTGGAAAAGACCCTGGGCACCTACGGCACAGCCGGACAGCTCCAACAGCGGCCAGCACCACGAGGCGGCGGCATCATCAACACCGACTGGTTCGGTTACTGGTCGCACGTCCCGCAGCTGGAGTTCCGCTTCATCACCGTGGACACGGCCCAAAAGACAGCCGACCACAATGACTGGTCAGTGCTGCAATGTTGGGCACGCTCATCCATTGGCAAGGCTGTCAAGCTCGACCAGGTTCGCGGCAAGTGGGAAGCGCCCGAGCTTCTGGTGCAGACCCGTGCCTTCTGGCTCAAGCACCTGAACGACCCGAGGCCACTGGCCAACGCTGCCACCATGCGCGGCATGTACGTCGAGGACAAGGTTTCAGGCACCGGCCTGATTCAGACCCTGCGCAGGGAAGGACTGCCGGTCATTGCCGTGCAGCGCAACAAGGACAAGATCAGCCGAGGCTACGACGCAGCACCATTCATCGAGTCCGGCAACGTCCTGCTTCCACACGATGCGCCATGGCTGTCCGACTTTTTGGCCGAGGTGGCCGCTTTCCCGTCTGGTGCACACGACGACCAGCTCGATCCGATGTTTGACGCCATCAACCTGGTGCAGCGCCTACCGGCAAACAAGGCGGCGATGGTCAAACCATTGCCTACTGTGAACAAATGGTGAGAAAATACTTGAAACGAGGGCAAAAATATGGCACGCATTTCACGAGATCAGCGACTGGCTAACGTACACGCCGAAGCGCTCGCGCAGTTCGACAACGTTCAGTCAGCGCTGCGGGACGAAAGGCTGCAATGCCTTCAAGACCGACGCTTCTACAGCTTGTCCGGTGCGCAGTGGGAAGGCCCACTGTGGGACATCTACGAGAACAAGCCGAAGTTCGAGGTCAACAAGATCATGCTGTCGGTCATTCGCATCATCAACGAATACCGCAACAATCGCATCACCGTGGACTACGTGGCCAAGGATGGCAGCAAGTCCGACAAGCTGGCCGAGACCTGTGACGGCCTGTACCGTGCCGACGAGCAGGACAGCGTGGCCGATGAAGCCTACGACAACGCCTTCGAGGAAGCTGTGGGCGGTGGCTTTGGTGCCTGGCGTCTTCGCACGATCTACGAGGACGACGAGGACGAGGACAACGAGCGCCAGCGCATCCAGATCGAGCCGATCTTCGATGCTGACAGCTCCGTGTTCTTTGACCTGAATGCCAAGCGCCAGGACAAGGCCGACGCCCGTTTCTGCTACGTCATCTACTCGATGACCTACGAATCCTACAAGGAAGAGTGGAACGACGACCCGACCAGCTGGCCCAAGATCATCCACCAGTACGAGTTCGACTGGTGCACGCCTGATGTGGTCTACATCGCGGAATACTACAAGGTCGAGGACGTCACCGAGACCATCCGCATCTTCCGCAACATCGATGGCACCGAGGAACGCTACCGCGCCAAGGACTTCGAGGACGATCCAGAGCTGGAGAACACCCTGACCGCCATTGGCAGTCAAGAGGTGCGCCAGCGCAAGATCAAGTCGCGCAAGGTTCACAAGTACATCATGTCCGGCGGCAAGATTCTCGAGGACGCTGGCTACATCGCAGGCAAGTGCATCCCGATCATTCCGGTCTATGGCAAGCGCTGGTTTGTGGACAATGTCGAGCGCTGCATGGGCCACGTTCGCTTGGCCAAGGACGCACAGCGCCTGAAGAACATGCAGCTGTCCAAGCTGGGCGAGATCAGCGCCCTGTCCAGCGTCGAGAAGCCCATCCTCACGCCTGAGCAGGTCGCTGGCCACCAGGTCATGTGGGCAGAGGACAACCTCAAGGACTACCCTTACCTGCTGATCAACCCGATCACCGGCCCGGATGGCAGCCAAACCGTCAGCGGCCCTGTGGCGTACACCCGTGCCCCGAACGTGCCACCGGCCATGGCAGCCCTGCTGCAGGTGACCGAGCAGGACATGCAGGACATTCTTGGCAACCCGCAAGGCGCTGACAAGCTGGTGTCGAACATCAGCGGCAAGGCTGTGGAGATGATCCAGCAGCGCCTGGACATGCAGACGTTCATTTACATGAGCAACTTTGCCAAGGCCATGAAGCGCTGCGGTGAGGTCTGGCTGTCGATGGCAAAGGACGTCTACATCGAAGAAGGCCGCGCCATGAAGATCATCAACGAGGACGAGAGCACTGGCACCGTCACGCTGATGCAGCCCACAATCGACCAGGAGACTGGCGAGGTGCGCATGGCCAACGACCTGAGCATGGCCAAGTTCGATGTGAACGTCGAGGTCGGACCTTCCAGCAGCTCCAAGCGTGCCGCGACCGTTCGTGCCCTGACCGGCATGATGCAGATCACGCAAGACCCAGAAACCCTGCAGGTGCTCGGCGCCATGGCCATGATGAACATGGAAGGCGAGGGCATCAGCGAGGTGCGCGACTTCTTCCGCCAGCGCCTGATCCGCATGGGCGTCGTCAAGCCGACCGAGCAAGAGGTCGAAGCGCTCATGGCCGAGGCCGAAGCCAAGGGCCAGCAGCAAGACCCGAACGCCATCTTCCTGCAGGCTGCAGCCGAAGAGGCCGTGGCCAAGGCTGCCCAGGCACGCGCCAACACCATCAAGACCGTGGCAGACGCAGAGCTGTCCCGCGCCAAGACGGCCGAGACCCTGGCCAAGACTGGTGAGATCGATCAGAACATGGCGCTGACCGCCACAGAGGCGATTCAGCAGGCTGCGCTTGGCGAACAAGTGCAACCCGTTGTCAGATGACAGCGTTTTAGTGGAGAATGTGGTTATACGGAATCCCACCCAGCCGTTTCAAATGGGTGAGTTAAATGGGGTATTTGAATGAACAAAAAGGCAGAATTTGGAGATGAGAGCAACGACGACGAAACCGTAGTGGTCGAAGATCAGGAAGAGGAAATCGAGACTGAGCAAGTGGCTGGTGAGCAAGATTCCACCGGCGACCAGGACGATACCGAATCCGGCGACAACGAAGGCGACGACGACGAAGTGATCGTTTCCATTGGTGAGGAAGCGCCACCTCCCGATGAGCACGCTCAGGCACCTGGTTGGGTGAAAGAGCTGCGTAAGGCAAACCGTGAGAAGGAAAAACGCATTCGAGAACTCGAAGCGAAGCTGAACCAGACGACTGAGAAAAAGCCGGTCGTACTTGGTGCAAAGCCAAAGCTGGAGGACTACGAATACGACGCAGACCGATTCGAGACTGCACTGGCAGACTGGTTCGAGCGCAAGCGCCAAGCCGACGCCGAGGTTGAAAAATCTCGCCAGGCCGAGCAAGCGCAACAACGAGCCTGGCAGGAAAAGCTCGAAGGGTATGGCAAAGCGAAAGCTGAGCTGCGCGTGCGAGACTTTGAGGACGCCGAGGCTGTGGCCCAGGAACTCTTCAACGTCACGCAACAGGGCGTCGTGCTGCAAGGCGCGGACAATCCGGCACTGGTGATTTACGCACTCGGCAAGAACCCGAAGAAGGCGGCAGAGCTGGCCAAGATCGAAGACCCCGTAAAGTTTGCCTTTGCGGTAGCGAAACTGGAGAAGGAATTGAAAGTTACGAACCGAAAGGCAGCCCCTGCACCCGAAAGGATGGTCAGCTCAACTGGCCGAGTTTCTGGCGCTGTGGACTCAACCCTTGAACGGCTGCGAGCTGAAGCTGAAAAGACTGGCAACTACACGAAAGTGCTCCAGTACAAGCGACAGAAAGCGGCAAAAAACTGATCCAATTTTTAAAGGAACCGAATCATGTCGAATAGTTTTTCCAAAGAAGAGCGCGTTGCGTTTGAAGACCTCCTCGAAGGCTTCCAAGACGCGCTGGTGCTTTCCCGTAACGTCTCGGTCTACCAGACCGACCAGACGATGATGGAACGTGCCAACAACACCATCTGGCGTCCCCAGCCCTACATCGCTCAGTCGATCAACAGCACTCCTGGCACTCCGATCCCCGGCTACCAGGGCATGACGCAGTTGGCCGTGCCTGCGACCCTGGGCTTCAGCAAGACCGTGCCCTGGGAAATGACCTCCCTCGAGCTGCGCGATGCGCTGCAAGAAGGTCGCCTGGGCGAGAGCGCCAAGCAAAAGCTGGCCAGCGACATCAACGTCGCCATCATGAATGCAGCCGCTGGTCTGGGTTCTCTGGTGGTGCCGATTGCCGCTGCTGCTGGTGACTATGACGACGTGGCCCTGTGCGACGCCATCATGAACGAGCAAGGCGTGCCCGACTACGACCGCTTCATGGCCCTGTCCAGCCGCGACTACAACGGGCTGGCTGGCAACCTGGTTGGCACCGCACGTTCGTTCGGCAACCAGAAGTCTGACAAGGCTTACGAGCGCTCTTACGTCGGCATGGTTGCTGGCTTCGAGACCTACAAGATGGACTACGCCAACCGTCAGCTCGCTGCTGCTGGTGGTGGTTCCATCACCATCGACACCGATGGCACAGGCACTCAGGCCAACTACACGCCCCAAGCCACCTCGACCTCGGTTGGCGGCCAGATCAACGTGGACAACCGCTTCCAAACCGTGACCGTGAGCTCTTCGGCCAACGTCCGTGTTGGTGACTCGTTCACCATCGGCGGCGTGTTCGCTGTGCATCACATCACCAAGCAGTCCACTGGTCAGCTCAAGACCTTCCGCGTCGTGAGCGTGCCTGCAGGCGGCACCACTCTGGTGATCACTCCTCCGATCATCGGCGCACAAGGCGTGGCTCCGACCGACGCCCAGCTGCAGTACAAGAACGTGGAAGTTGCCACGCCTTCGAACACAGCTGCCATCACCTTCCTGAACGTGAACACCGCACAGGTCAACGTGTTCTGGCAGCGTGATTCGCTGGAAATTCTGCCTGGCCGTTATGCCGTGCCTTCCGATGCTGGCGTCGCAGTGATGCGTGCCACCACCGACCAAGGCATCGAGCTGGTGATGCAGAAGTTCTACGACATTGACAGCATGACCATCAAGTACCGCATGGACACGCTGTTCGGTGTTGTGAACAAGAACCCCGAGATGTCCGGCATCTTGTTGTTCAACCAGTAAACTGGCGAAAGACTGGGGGGCTCCGGCCCCCCTTTCTGCATAGGAGCTCAAAATGCCATTGACAAAAGGTTACTCAAGCAAGTCCATCGGGAAAAACATCTCGAAGGAAATGAAGGCTGGCAAGCCGCAAAAGCAGGCTGTGGCCATCGCTTTGAACGTCGCCACCAAGGCTGCAAAGGCTGCAGGCAAGCCTGGCAAAGCGCCCAAAAAGGCCAAGAAATGAAGTCCGGCCTGTATGCCAACATTCACGCCAAGCGTGAGCGCATCGAGCGCCAGAAGGCTGCAGGTAAGACGCCTGAGCGCATGCGCAAGCCAGGCACAAAAGGTGCGCCAACCGCTGAGGCTTTCAAGGCCGCAGCCAAGACAAGAAAGAAGGCCAAGTGATGGAAGAGAACATCCTCGCGCCCAAGTGGGCAAAGAACAAAAAGCCCATCAAAAAGCGCAAGCCGTCCAATCCAATCGACGGCATCAACCACCGCCTGATGGCCGAACAATTCACCAAGGTGCTGCAAGAAGTCGCAGTCGAAGTCTCGGCCGTGCCCGATGACAACGCAGCACCAACCCGAATCGAGCTGATCGAGAAGGCCAAAGAACTCGGCCTGACGTTCACCAAGCGCACCAGCGACGAGAAGCTGCTGGCTATGATCACCGAAGCACTCAGCAAGCAGGAGGCCTGATATGGGTTACAGCAAGCGCCAGTTCGTTGCAGCCGCATTCGAGGAAATCGGCCTTGCATCCTATGTCTTCGACCTGCAACCAGAGCAACTCCAGTCCGCACTGCGTCGCCTCGATGCCATGATCGCAGACTGGAACGGCAAAGGCATCCGGCTGGGCTACCCACTGCCAGGCAGCCCACAGTACAGCGACCTTGACGAGCCGTCCGAAGTACCAGACAGCGCGAACGAGGCCATCATCACCAATCTGGCCATCCGCATTGCGCCTGGCTACGGAAAGGTTGTGATGCCAGAGACCAAGGCGGTGGCCAAGGACAGCTACAACACCCTGCTGCAGCGTGCGACCGCACCGATTCCGCAGCAGATGCCCGTCACCATGCCGTCTGGCGCTGGCAACAAGCCATGGCGCGTGTACGACAACCCATTCCTGCGTCCTCCGGTCGATCCGGTCACCGCAGGCCCGGACGGCCCCATCGAGTACAACTGAGGACAAACCATGCCACAAATCAACCAACTGCCACTGCTGCTCCAGGCATCGCCTGGCGACCAGATTCCCGTCTACACCCCGAACAACGGCGACGCAAGACGCCTGCCGATCGGCTCCCTGCTGGCGCTTTTCCAGCAGACATTCGCAGCCCCGACGCTGGCCACCAGCATCTCGACGCCTGGCACCGGCTTCAACATCACCGTGCCGACACCTGTCAGCCAGCAGCAATGGATGCTGCTGCAGCCTGCTGGAACGCTGGCCGCTGGCACGATTACTTTGCCTTTGAACACTGGAGTGCCTGATGGCACCGAGGTGCTGGTCACGACCACGCAAATCATCACCACATTCACGCTGGCGCTAAACGGTGCATCAGCTGCCTATGGTGCTCCGACAACTCTGGCCGCCAATGCGTTCTTCCGCATGCGCTTTGTGCAGTCTCTGAACAGCTGGTACAGGATCGCCTGATGCCCACAAAAAAAGACCCGCGTCTGGCTCGCGTCGGTGTTGAGGGCTTCAACAAGCCCAAGCGCACACCGTCGCACCCGACCAAATCCCACGTCGTGGTGGCCAAGGATGGCGACCAGGTCAAGACCATCCGTTTTGGCCAGCAGGGCGTGTCCGGGTCTCCGAAGCGCGAAGGCGAATCCAAGGCGGACAAAGCCCGGCGCGAATCATTCAAGGCCAGGCACGCTGAGAACATCGCCAAGGGAAAGATGAGCGCAGCGTATTGGGCCAACAAGGTCAAGTGGTGATTCATGCAGATTCCAATCCTCAACGGCATCTACGCTGACAACGGCCCTGACCTACGCACAAGCTACCCGGTGAACATGGTGCCAGTGCCAAAGCAGTCCGGCATCAGTGCCGGTTTCCTGCGTCCTGGCGACGGCATCGTGGCCAACGGCACAGGCCCAGGCATTGACCGTGGCGGCATCAACTGGAATGGCGTCTGCTATCGCGTCATGGGCACCAAGCTCGTGACCGTGGCCAGCAATGGCACTGTGACCGTGCTGGGCGACGTTGGCGGCCCCGTCAACACCCTGGTGACGATGGACTACAGCTTCGACCGTCTGGCCATCGCATCCGGCGGCCGCCTGTACTACTGGAACAGCGCACTTGGCCTGGTTCAAGTGACCGACCCAGATCTTGGCGTGGTGCTGGATGTTGTTTGGGTGGACGGCTACTTCATGACCACCGACGGCACCAACCTGGTGGTGACAGAGCTGTCCGATCCGACCCAGGTCAACCCGCTGAAGTACGGTTCCAGCGAAGTCGACCCCGATCCCGTGGTGGCGCTGCTCAAACTGCGCAACGAGGTTTATGCGCTGAACCGCAACACAATCGAGGTGTTCGACAACGTTGGAGGCGAGTTCTTTCCATTCCAGCGAATCGACGGCGCACAGATTCAGAAAGGCGTCATCGGCACATTCGGCTGCTGCGTGTTCGTGGAGAGCGTCGCCTTCCTTGGCTCCGGCCGCAATGAAGCCCCAGGAATCTACCTCGGCGCAAACGCGACTGCTCAAAAAATAAGCACGCAGGAGATCGACCAGATTCTTCTCGGCTACACCGAGGCGCAGCTGGCTGGCGTCAAGCTGGAGGCACGCAACGACAAAGCCCACCAGCACCTGTACGTCCACCTGCCAGACCGCACGCTGGTGTTCGATGCTGCTGCCACTGGAGAGCTGAGCCAGCCCGTCTGGTTCACGCTGACCACCAGCCAAGTCGGATTCAGTCAGTATCGCGCAAGGAATCTGGTCTGGGCCTACGACAAGTGGCTGATCGGTGACCCGCAGTCCAGCGCCATCGGTTACCTGGTGGACAACATCAGCAGCCATTGGGGCCAGATCGTGCGCTGGGAGTTTGGCACGCTGATCGTCTACAACGAGAGCAACGGTGCGATCTTCAACGAGCTGGAGCTGGTCAGCTTGACTGGAAGCGTGGCGCTTGGCGTCAATCCCATGATCTCGACCAGCTACAGTGTGGACGGCCAGGCATGGAGCCAAGACCGCAGCATCCGCGCAGGCACGACCGGCAGCCGCAAGCGTCTGGCCTGGTTCCAGCAGGGCCACATGCGCAACTGGCGCATCCAGCGTTTCCGTGGCGACAGCCAAGCGCACCTGTCCTTCATCCGTCTTGAGGCTCAGATCGAGCCATTGGCCTACTGATGGCAACGCAGAAGCTCAACCTTACCCGCGACCAGCTCGCCACGTTCCTCAAGAACCACGAGCAAATCAGGCAGTTCGAGCGCCTGTTTCAGATCGCTGACGAAGTCGCTCCTTCCAGCGACACTCAAGGCATCAGCATCGAGGCAAGCAATGCAGGCGCAGCAGCAAACGAGGCACTGGCTCAGATCGTGAGCCTGGCCAAAGATGCTGCCATCAATGCAGGAAATGCAGACCAGAAGGCCGTGCAGGCACTGGACACGCTCGGCCGCATTGCAAACGCTCTGGAGATGATGGCCAATGCGCCAGTAATCGAGAACAACAATTCGGTCGTGACGGACTACATCGATGTTCGAAACACCACAGCGGCGACAGGAGCTGTTGGCCGTCTGAGATGGAATGACACCGAAGGCACTCTTGACCTTGGCTTGAAAGGTGGAAACGTCACACTGCAAGTCGGACAGGAAAATGTGCTGTACGTCAAGAACGACGACACGGTTCCTCTGACCGATGGCATGGTCGTTTACATCTCCGGGGCAAACGGTGCAAACCTGCTGGTCAAACGTGCCCTGGCCAATTCAGACCTGACATCGGCCGCGACCATTGGTGTCGTGACAGAGCCACTTGCACTGAATGGCCAAGGCTTCATCACTGTATTTGGCACTGTGCGCGGCCTAAACACAAACGCCTTCACAGAAGGCGACGTGCTTTATCTGTCTCCAACAACACCAGGTGCTGTCACGAATGTGAAGCCGGTTGCTCCGCAGCACTTGGTCACCATCGGATATGTGGAAAAAAAGTCTGGTGGCAATGGAGAAATCTTCGTCAAGATCGACAACGGATACGAGCTGGACGAGTTGCACAATGTCCAAATCACAAACCCAGTGGCCAATGGCAGCCTGCTGGAATACGATGCGGCTTTGTCGGTTTGGAAGAACGTCACGACACTGCCTGCCACAGCCATTCCAGCCTCTGTCAAATCTAACTTGGTGCTCACATGGCTTTCGATGTAATCACACCCACAAAACTTGGTCAGGCCGCCATCACGACTGGCGTGACGACGCTCTACACCGTACCGGCCAGCACGCGCACGCTGCTTAAGGAGTTCAGCATTGCCAACACCACAGGCGCATCCATCAACGTGCGTGTGTTCCTGGTTCCGTCTGCTGGTACTGCTGGCACTGGTAACGCCTTCCTGTATGACGTCGCAGTCCCGGCAAATAACGCCTTGCAGTACAACGGCGTGCAGGTCATGAACGCAGGCGAAACCATCCAGGTACAGGCGGCGTCCGCAGGCCTGACAATCACAGCAAGCGGCGCACAGGCCGTCTAAGGAGAAACCATGGCAGTCATAGCAAAACCCCTCATTGGCTCCAAGCAGATGGAGGCGGCGCAGACCACGCAATACACCGCCACCAACTGCACGGCCATCATCGACAAATTCACCGCCACCAACACCAGCGCAGCAAACGCTGTAATCAGCGTCAACCTGGTGAGCAGCGGCGGAAGCCCTGGCGCTACAAACCTGATCGTGGACAGCCGCGCCATTGCACCGGACGAGACCTACACCTTCCCAGAGTTGGTTGGCCAAGTGCTGGCCAATGGTGGGTTCATCTCGACCACCGGCACGGCCACTGCCCTGACCATCCGCGCCTCTGGCCGTGAAATCACTTAAGGGGAACACCATGGAAATGCCAAAAATCATGATGGCTGGATTCACTGGCCTACCAGAGCCCGAGCCGTTCATCACGGCTTCCGAAAACAAAAAGAACACCCAGGTGGTGATCGACGACTGGATGCTCGGCCCAGAAAACCCAAGCAACGAGCCAACGGCCAACAAGGTCTACTGGGTTGCATTGGGCAAGGCCATGCAGGTTGACGAGAAAGAGGCCCGTCGTCGTCGCTGCTCAAACTGCGAGTATTTCGAAGCGACGCCATTGATGCAAGCAAAAATGGATCGCATCCCATGGAATCAGTGGGATGTGAATGCAGGATACCGAGGTTATTGCCACAAGTTCGACTTCATTTGCCATGACATGAGGTCATGCCAGGCATGGGAAGAAAAAGAATACGAAGACGATTAAATGGTGCAGCCTTGATGCAATTCTCGCTTTGCCTGCACGTAGGCTTCATGCGCGGCCTCTGGCGTCTCAAAGATGCCAAGATACTTGCGCTTGCCTTCGCTGACGATGCGAGCAACAAAACCACGCGGATGCCTTATCACGCCAAGCAAACCAGTTGTGCTGGTGCGCTTGGCCGTGTGCTGGTTTTCGGCGTTCGTTCGCCTGCTGACCTGGCGCAAGTTGGTAAAGGCATTGTTGGCCTTGTTGCCGTCTATGTGGTCAATCTCTTTCATCGGCCATTCGCCAGTCACGTACAGCCATGCGAAGCGGTGCGCCAAGGCTCTTTTGCCGTCAAACATGACGTAGATGTACCCATCCTGGCGCAGCGACCCAGCAGGCATTCCAGCCTTCTTGCGTCGGTCGGACTTCAGGTGTGTGAACTGTCCCGTTTCAGGGCAGTAATGCGCAAGCTCGCGCAGTCGGTCTTGTGTGATCATGTCGCACCTCATCAGAGTGGAAAGCCATCGAAAGATGCAGCAAGCGGTGATGAGTCGCCTGTCCCCCGTCGGGTGAGCTGCCAGACCATTTTACGGCAGGCGTTTGCAAAAGCAAGCATTTGTGGGAAAATCAAGCCGCTGAGGAAAATGCGACCAGCGGCATCCAATGAAAAATTGAGGTGTTTGTATGGGATTGCTTAGCACACTAGGTGGAATTGCAGGAACGGTCTTTGGTGGGCCTATCGGTGGGACTATCGGCTCCGCACTTGGCGGCGCAATCGAAGGCCGGGAGACTGCACAAGAAGCATCCGGCATTCAGGTTGGTGCTGCACAGGATGGCATTGAAGAACAGCGTCGTCAGTTCGACGAAATCACAAAACTGCTTTCCCCTTACCGTGAAGCTGGTGTCGGCGCCATTGGCCAGCAGCAGGCATTGCTTGGCATTGCTGGTGGCCCTGCACAGCAGCAGGCCATTGCGGCACTTGAGGCGTCGCCTCAGTACCAAGCCCTCATGGAGCAAGGCGAAAACGCATTGCTGCAACGTGCGTCTGCCACTGGTGGACTGCGCGGTGGAAACATTCAGGCAGCACTTGCCCAGTTCCGTCCACAGTTGCTGTCTAACCTCATCAGCCAGCAATATGAGCGTCTTGGTGGACTGGCAAACATCGGTCAAGCATCTGCCGCACGTCAGGCAGCATTTGGACAAGCCACAGGCGCGAACATCTCCACGCTGCTCGGACAGCAAGGCGCTGCTCAGGCTGGTGGGGCGCTTGCAGAAAATCAACTCACAGGTGGAATTTCCAAGGCATTCGGTGCGATTCAAGGCGCTGGTGGTTTTGGCAAGGTATTCCCTGGCATCTTTGGCGGAGGTCAACAGATGGCTGGCGTTGGACAAATCAATCCAGTATCTGGTGAGTTCATGGGATCTTTGGAGTTCTAAATATGGTCGCACCTATTGATTACACAACTCAGGTTGCCGATCCTTTTGCACAGGCTGCACAAGGTGTAAAACTTGGCGCAGGCATGGCCGAGCTTCAATTGCTTGAACAACAGCGCCAGCAGGCTTTACAGCAGCAACAACGCCTTGCACAAGCTCAGGCCGAGTTCTTTTCAAAGACAAAGCCGACGATGCGTGATGCACTGCAGTATGCGTCGCTTCTTCCGAAAGATCAGGCAGATGCAATTCGTCCATACATCGAAAACTTCAGCAAGGAACAGCAGCAGGGCGTCTTGAAGACCAACACGCAAATACTGTCAGCCTTGGAGTTTGATCCGCCTACCGGCATCAAAATGCTTCGCCAATATGCCGCAGCTCAGCGTGGCAGCGGAGACGTCCAAGAGGCTGATCTGTATGACCGTCTTGCAGATGCTGCTGAAGACCCGGCAAAAGGGCCAGCAATGGCATTTCAGGCGCTGACAAGGGTTACATCAAATATCCCTGGCGCAAAGGACATGTTTGAGGCTGCAGAAAAAGCCTTGGCGACTCGTCGTGAAGAGGAGCTGCGTAAACCGCGACTCGAAAAAGCCGAGGGAGAAGCTCAACAGGCCAAAGCAAAAGGTGAATTTGCCACAAGACAGGAAATTGCTGATCTTGAGAAAAAAGCGGCTGATCTTGGCCTGACAAAAGCTCAAACTGGTTCTGCACTTGCGCAAACTAAAAAGCTCAATACTGAAATTGCACGTGCTGCACTTGAGCTTGAGGCGTTGAAAGCATCTGGTGGTGTTGACCCTGAAAAGAAATTTACACAGGAAGAGAAAATCCGAAAAGAGTGGCAAGGGCGCAGTAAGGTTTATGGCGAACTTCAGGGCACATTCAGCAATATTCAAGCGTCATCCAGCGCTGGAACTGGTGCTGGTGACATTGCTTTGATTACGGGATTCATGAAGATGCTTGACCCTGGATCAGTAGTTCGTGAAACTGAATTTGCAACTGCCAGGGACACAGCAGGGCTGTTTACGCAACTTGAAAACCGTCTGCAAAAAGCAAAAGATGGTCAACTTCTAAAGCCAGATCAACGCCAGCAATATGTGAACCTTGCCAAACAATATTTGGAAGCTGCGCAGAAAAAAGCAGATCAGGAAAAGAAGGATTTGGGCATCGTGGTCAAAAACTACAAACTTAATCCTGAAAACGTGTTTGGCGCTGAACGTGCACCTGCTGATGTTCCCGTGCAAGTCACGCTTCCTGACGGCCGGGTTGCTACATTCCAGAATCAGAAAGCTGCTGACGACTTCAAAGCAAAGGCGGGCCTGTAATGGACTACGAAGCACTTGCAAAACAGTTCGGTGGTTCTATTTCGCCAGCACCGGCGGCAGGGCCTCAAACATTCAATGTGCAGACGCAAGGCGGTAGAAACGTTGCTGTCGATGTGAGTTTCCCGTCCGCAACTCAGTCTGAGCCCACAAAACAACAGCAGCCTACTGACCTTGCGGCCTTGGTTGCACAGTTTGGTGGGCAAGTACAGGCCGCGCCAACACCAGAAACAACAGCCACAGGACTTGCTGGTGCGGCAACCAGAGGATTGGCGCTGCCTGCCGCTGGTGCTCTTGCTGGCGGCGCTGCTGGCGCTTTGCTTGGTGGTGTGGGTGCAGTCCCTGGCGCTATCGCAGGCGCAGGCGCTGCGACCTTGGCTGGATTGGTTGCTGATCCAGTCGTCGGTGCTGTCAACAGCATGTTTGGCACGCAGTACACATTGCCAACTGACGCATTGGCTGACATCCTGACCCGCGTTGGTGTGGCACAGCCTCGCACTGAGGCCGAGCGCATCGTCCAGGCCACATCCGCTGGCGCTGGTGGCGCTGGTGGCATGGTTGCGGCTGGTCAGACGCTGGCGCAGGCCGCGTCTCCTGTCGCCCGGGGCGTCGGCCAAATGCTGGCCACCGCACCAGGCTTCCAGGTCGCCAGTGGTGCGGCTGGTGGCGCTGCAGGCCAAACGGCAAAGGAAATGGGCGCAGGCCCTGTTGGACAAATCGCTGCAACACTTGGCGGAGCGATGCTTCCTGCTGTGCCTCAAATGGCTCGTGCAGCAACTCAGGCCACTGCCAGAGCTATCGCACCAAAAGGCGCAGGCATCACCAAGCAAGAGGTTTCAGCCTCTGGCATTCCGA